TATCCGGTGACGCTTGGGTATCCGGTGACGCTTGGGTATCCGGTGACGCTCGGGTATCCGGTGACGCTTGGGTATACGGTAACGCTCGGGTATACGGTGACGCTCGGGTATCCGGTGACGCTTGGGTATACGGTGACGCTTGGGTATACGGTAACGCTCGGGTATACGGTAACGCTCGGGTATACGGTAACGCTTGGGTATCCGGTGACGCTTGGGTATCCGGTGACGCTTGGGTATCCGGTGACGCTCGGGTTCAAAACTGCCGTGATTATTCTGCTACAAGCTGCTTCGGATCGGAAAATAGGACGACAACATTTTTCCGCACGAAAGACGGCGGAATCAGCGTGAGATGTGGATGTTTTTATGGAACACTTAATGAATTTAGAGAAAAGGTGAAAGAACGACACGGAGACAGCCGACTGGCAAAGGAATATTTGATGCTGGCAGATTTGATGGAGTTTAGATTGTCCAAGGATGAGTAGAAGGATAAGCAATGGATAGAAAGAAAATGCATGAACTTTTAGACTTAATTTTTGAGATTCAAGAGCGTGGAGAAGGTAAGGATGGGTACCCTTTTGTAAACATTGAATTTTCAAACTACGGGAGCAGAATACTTTTGTGCGCACAAGAAAACGGATTTGTTGCGAATGGAGATTACGATTTGTTTGACTGGATTACAACAGATAAGCAACTAGATGATGCAATCGTTTTGGCAAAAGTATTACTGGAAAAAGCAGCAGATATGGTGGGCAAATAATATGTACAAACATACAGGAGAACTGGAAGAAATAACAGATCAAGAAGCGGCTGAAAAAGACAGATATTTTAGGGTACGCAAAAGGCACTATCAGAATTATTGTGATTTTATGGAGGAAATAACAAATGGCAACATTATACGAGATTGACGAAGAGATTTTGGATTGTGTAGATCAGGAAACGGGAGAGATTATCGACCCAGAAAAGCTGGCACAGTTGCAGATGGATTTTGACAAAAAGGTAGAGGGAATTGCTCTCTGGATCAAAAACCTCTTATCTGATGCAGAAGCAATCAAGGCAGAGAAAAATAAACTGGCTGATCGCCAGCGGTCATGTGAGAACAAGGCGAGAAATCTAAAAGAATACCTGTCTGGCTGCCTGTGTGGAGAGAAATTCAAAACAGCAAGAGTCAGCATCTCTTATCGGAAATCAGAGAGTGTAGAGGTGCAAGATGTTTCAAAACTGGACAAGGAATACTTGAAATTTGCTGATCCTGAGGTTGATAAAACAAAGGTGAAAAAGGCACTGAAAGATGGGGTTGAACTCTCTGGCGTTGCATTGGTACAGAACAATAATATTCAGATTCGGTAGGTGGTGGAATATGGAATTTAGGACATTAAAGGCAAACGAAATTTAATGTCGAATCGCAACGGTGAAGAGTAATGGGATGTCGCTGTTACTATACAAAGACGCAAGGTGCGACATGAATATCTTGGATGAAACCGTCGGAAAGCTAAATTGAAAAAGAGAACACAGCAGAGATATAGCAAATCTGACGCAGGCACTTTTGAATATTGTGAGAATTATGAAGGAGGAATAAAAAATGGCAACACCAGTATTAATTATTGGCAAATCAGGAAGTGGGAAATCTACCAGTATGAGAAACTGTCAGAATGATGACTTTAATCTTATCAGGGTTCTTAATAAGCCGCTACCATTTAAAGGGAAGGTGAATGGATGGTTTTCGGATGATTACCAGCAGATCATGAAATTATTAATTGCATCAAAAGCGGATTCTATCGTGATTGACGATGCCGGCTATCTAATAACAAATCATTTTATGAGGGGACACAGCTCAGCCGGAAAAGGAAATGGGGTATTCTCCCTGTACAACGACATTGGAGACTATTTCTGGAATTTAATCCAGTTTATTGTGACAAAAGTGCCAGAGAATAAAATCGTGTATATTATCATGCACGAGGAAAAAGACGAAGCAGGGGAAGTGAAACCAAAAACCATCGGGAAGCTACTCGATGAAAAAGTTTGTATCGAAGGAATGTTTACGATAGTGCTTAGATGCATTGAGGAAGGCGGAAAGCATTTGTTTGTCACTCAAGCAAGCCAAGGAGCAGTAAGTAAATCTCCGATCGGAATGTTTGAGGATTTAACAATAGATAATGACCTACTGTTGGTCGATAAAAAAATTAGAGAATACTACGGATTGGCAAAAGGAGAAGAAAACAATGCAGAAACCAAATAATTTTGACAACACACAGGCACAGGGAGAATTTACACCGGTAGAACTTGGAGGACATATCTTGATCATCAAGGAAGTTCTGGAGATGAAATCAAAGACAAATAAAGACATGATTAAGGTGTCTTTCGACTTCGCACAAAATGATAGCCAGCCTGGATATTTCGAAAAAGCGTTTCGAGATGATATAAGACCGGATAAGAAATGGCCGGCAAATGGAACTACATATATTTTAACCGAGGATCAGAATGGTGACTGCAGTAAATCTTTCAAGACATTTATCACATCTGTTGAGAAGTCAAATCCGGGGTTCGTGGTGAATTGGGGCGATGGATTTGCGGAATGTTTTAAAAACAAGTTGGTTGGAGCAGTATTTGGCGTTGTAAATGATTATTACAATGGAAGGAACATTGCAAAGCATCAACTCCGCTGGTTCAGAAGCGCAGAAGGAGTGAAAGACGCTGATATCCCTGCGGAAATCGAAACAAAGGCATACAAGGATAATAATGGAGCGTCTGCAGCAGCGCCGCCGATCGGATCTGATGGATTTATGAATATTCCGGATGGCATCGATGAAGAATTGCCATTTAATTAGAGGTGAGACAGATGGATATACAGATTGACAGCAGGGAAAAAGCAAGGGCGATTCGAAAGATCGTGAAGACTTTTGATGATAATGGAGTCAAGCATTTTTCCAGCAAATTATTAGTTGGGGATTACATGTCTTTGGACAATCCCCGGCTCATAATCGACAGAAAGCAAAATCTCCAAGAGTTATGCGGAAATGTCTGCCAGCAGCACGAAAGATTTAAAAGGGAACTGCTTAAGGCTATGGATGCAGGAATACAGTTGATCATACTGATTGAGCACGGGAAGGATATCAAAAGCATCGAGGATGTGTATTTTTGGAAAAATCCAAGAAAACATGAAGTACGATGGCGCACTGTGAATGGAAAGAAGGAGAGGTATGTAGCATCTTCTAAAGCAGTCGATGGGAATCAGCTATACAAGTCCCTTTGCACGATTAGGGACCGGTATAACGTGAGGTTTGAATTCTGTGAGAAGAATGATACCGGAAAGAAAATTATTGAGTTATTGAGCAAAAGACATGAATAGAGAAGAGATTAAACATTCATACAGCATGAGGGAAATTGTGGAAAGATATGGGTTCCATGTAAATCGGGCGGGGTTCATCCACTGCCCGTTCCACAAGGGAGACAAGGGAGCATCATTGAAAATCTACCCAGACAGCTTCCATTGTTTCGGATGCGGAGCAAGCGGAGATATCTTTACATTCGTGCAGCTGATTGATCATGTTGATTTCAAAGAAGCGTTCCAGAGTCTTGGTGGAACTTATGAAAAGCCGACATTCCAGTCGAAATTGGCGATATATAGGAGCCGGAAGAAGGCAGAACAGAGAAAGCGAGAAGAGGAAAAGCTTCGGAGAAAAAGAGAGCTGAATAACGTTCTGATTGATGTGTACCGCAATTATATGAATAAATCGGAACCGTTCAGTGAGGTATGGTGCGATTGCTGCAATGCGTTGCAGTACCAGTTATATTTGCATGAAATATTAAACAGAGAAGAGGTGAGGAAATGAGGGAAATGAACGAATTCGATGCAGACAGCATATTGGATGATGAAGTTTTCATCGAATTATTTGAAATGGAAGATCCGATTCTCCGATCAAAGACAAAAGTGCAGCTCATCAGAAGAGCGAAACAGCTGGGCGTCAAGTCGGATTTTGAAGAGATTTTGAAAGGATACAATCAGGCTGACCGAGAAATGAAGAGACAGGAACGGGAAAACAGAACTGTCTGCACAGTAGATAACTATACGAATTTCACAGGACCTCACGATCGTATGTATTGCGGCGCCTGGATTGCGGATGATCGCGGCGTGTTCGCACAGAATTCCGGAAGGGTTGATGAAGTGGCTTGCTACCACCCAATCCTGCCAGTAGAGCGGCTGCGAAACTTAGAGACCGGGGAAGAGCAAATAAAACTGTCGTACAGGCGAAATAACCAGTGGCACGATATTGTGGTTCCAAAAACGATGATCACATCAGCGAATAAGATCGTGGCATTATCCGGAAGAGGGATTGCAGTTACGTCAGAAAATGCAAAATTGCTAGTCAAGTATCTGGCTGACGTAGAAAATGGAAACGATGATTACATAGATGTGCAGTATTCCACTAGTAAACTTGGGTGGATTAATGATCAGTTTATCCCCTATGATACTGATATTATTTTTGATGGGGACAATCGGTTTAAGCAGACCTTTGAAAGCGTGTCGGAGCATGGCAGTTTCGATGTGTGGTTGAATCACGTTCGAGAACTGAGGGAAACTGGAAGAATGGAGGTAAAATTCCTGTTGGCTGCATCATTCGCAAGTGTGCTGGTTCATATTCTGGGTGGACTCCCTTTCTTCGTGGATCTGTGGGGTGAAACTGAGGGCGGAAAGACAGTCTCTCTCATGGTAGCCGCATCTGTGTGGGCGAATCCAGACGAAAGCAGATATATTGGAGACTTTAAAACAACGGACGTTGCACTGGAAGCGAAAGCGGATATGCTGAATCATCTTCCGATGTTTCTGGACGATACGAGCAAAACATCCGCAAGAATCAGGGATAATTTCGAGGGAATTGTTTATGATCTGTGTTCCGGAAAAGGAAAGAGCCGGTCAAACAAAGACCTCGGAATCAATCGAGAGAATCGGTGGCGGAATGTAATGATCTGTAATGGTGAGAGACCGCTCAGCAGCTATGTCAGTCAGGGCGGTGCGATTAACAGAATTCTGGAGGTTGAGTATGGTGAAAAGATTTATCAGGATCCGCAGAAGACAGCGGAGACGGTAAAACGGAATTACGGGCACGCAGGTAGGAAATTTGTGGAGATCATCAAGGAAATGGGGGAAGATGAAATTCGTTCTATCCAGAAAGAGTTTCAGAAGAAATTATTTAACACGGATAAGATGCAGAAGCAGAGCATTTCACTTTCTATCGTTCTGACAGCCGATAAAATAGCCACAGATCTGATTTTTAAGGATGGGCAGTATATTTCAATGGGCGAAGCGAAACAGGTGCTTATAGACCGAAATGAGCTGTCTGACAATGAGCGGTGCTACCAATATATCCTTGATAAAATCGCAATGAACAGCCAGAGATTTGATGTATCTTCAAATTGTGAAAAATGGGGAATTATTGAGGATGGATACGCAGTAATTTACGGACAGGCATTTAAGGAAATCTGTGAATCTGGGAAATTCTCAAAAAAGTCCTTCTTGTCATGGGCTACAAAGAAAGGCGTTATCCAGCAGGACAGCAAGGGAAACCCAACAAAGCTGAAAAAGATAGACGGAAGAGCGGCGAGATGCGTGTTTTTGCAACTTGAATCGAAAGGAAATACGGATAATGATGGGTTTGAAAGCATCGATGAAACACAAGAAAAGCTACCTTTTAGTTAAGAGGAGGAAATACGATGTCAAAAGTTGTGAGGATTAGTGATGAAAACTATGATTTTATTGAATGCATGGCGTTCAGGAATGGAGTTCCGATAAATGCAATATTAAATGAGGTGCTGGAAAAATTCAAAAATTCGTCGCCGAATGATGTGATTTCAGTGGAATATCGGGGCAGAAAAGTTGCGATAAGGTAACAAGTAACAAAAGTAACAACAGGAAATCGCGCTATATATACGGAATAAAAATGTGAGAAATTCAAAAATATGAAGTCCCTATATAGGGTAAAAATCATTGTTACTTTTGTTACCAACCTCAAAAACCTGTCAACCATGCTGGTTTGATAGGGTAACAGACTTTTGTTACCGGAAGAAAAATTTTGTTGCTTTGTTACGAAGAGGGTAGTGTATGCACGAAAAAATAACAGATATCCAGAATTTGTTCTGGAAAGCGTATAAAAATTATAAAGGGACCGGCTCAATGAGTAAATATAATGCAGATGTCGATGGGATTATTGAGAAGTACAGGGATGATCATGCTATGTTGAATTTTTGCAAAAACTTGGCAATATCATGGGCGCCGGTTATCAATGAAATGAAAGAAGATGATTAAATGAATAAAAGAAAGCTATATAAGCAGTACATAAAGACCATTCAACGCATGGTTGAAAATGGATTTACGATCCAGAACATCTATGCAGCAATAAGCGAAGAGAGCGGAATCGATGCAAGTATTGAAACGTTCAAAAACTTTTTAAAAGACAATGATATGCTGCCTGAGTCAAAGAAACAGGAAGCTTCGGTCAAGGATATCTTTGGAAACATTGCAAATTACATGGAGTTTCACGAGGGCTGGGTGCGGACCAGTTGCCGGCTCAACAGGGCGATGTCGAATCCAAACCGGATATTAATGCGGAGGTATTTACAGTAGGTTATAAAAAATAAGCGAAAAATAGAAAGGAGCCAGCCTCCGGCCGGGGCAAGGGTATACCGGGCTTCTGAGAAAAAAATGAGAAAAAAAACTAAAGTGTGAATTATACAGAGATTCGATGCAGAATTATAAAAAATATGGAATTCAGCCAGCACAGCTGATTATTGCAGATGTACCGTACAATGTAGGCAATAACTTCTATGGCAGCAATCCAATGTGGTACAAGGGTGGAAATAATAAAAATGGAGAAAGCAAACTTGCTGGAAAAGCAGCCTTTAACTCTGATTTTAATTTCAATCTTTACGAATACTTTCACTTCTGTTCCAAGATGCTGAAAAAAGAAGATAAAAAGCCGTGCAGCAGAGGGAGAAGCAGTAATTCCCCATGTATGATTGTATTTTGTGCATTCGAGCAGATTCAGACGCTGATCAAAGCTGCGGAAAAGCATGGATTTGTACATTACATACCACTTGTATTTTGCAAAAACTATAGTCCGCAGGTTTTAAAAGCAAATATGCGAATTGTAGGAGCAACTGAATATGCGCTGGTGTTATATCGTGACAGACTTCCGAAATTCAGAAACGGAGTTAAGACAGATGAAAACGGGAAGAACATACCGGGCACAGGGAAAATGATATTTAATTGGTTTGCGTGGGAGAAAGATGGAAAAGAGATTCCTAAAATCCATCCAGCACAAAAACCAGTAAAAGTATTAAAACAACTGATCGAGATCTTTACAGATCCAGGTGATGTGGTGATTGACCCGTGTGCCGGTAGCGGTTCCACGCTTAGAGCAGCCGCGGAACTTGGGAGAAGCGCTTATGGATTTGAAATTGACAGAAACTTTTACAAGAGAGCGACAGAAGAAATGCTGGCTTATGAAAGAGACGAACAAATGAGCATAGAAGACTTTATTACGGAGGAATGACTAATGACGAAAACAGAAGAAACATGGAGTGAAGGGAAGAGAGTTAGAGAAGCGATAAAATTAATAAATC